GCCTGATATGTATGTTGCCTTTAAGCAACACCGCGGCTACCCGAGCGACACGATATCTGCGAGGATTTCCTCGCTGACACCGTGGCATAGCTCGGACAGTGTGTCGTCTCCAGTCCACCGGAACCCAGACCTGGTTGTGAACCAGGTTCGGGCTTTCAGTGATTCTAGAGTACGCCGCGCCTGTTCTAGCTCACTTTCGAGAACTAGGACAGGTGTCCAGCCTTTGTTGCACTGAGTACGATAAGGCATCGTATACTCGGGCCTGCGCTTCGTTGTCATGTCGCCACTTTCAAGGCGAAGCAACGAATCCAGAACATGATGCCAATCATGACCGCAAATGCGGTCTTTGACCGCATGAGCCTGGAAGACCATAGTTTCGTACCGCTGTAAATCCCGATTCCACCTAAAGGCGGATTCAGGATCCAAAGCGATCCGATGCCATGGCCACTGAACATACTCGTAGATCCCAGACGTCAGTGGGTTATTGCTTTTTGGCAATACCTTCCGACGTCGACGGACCAAGCGATAACATTCAGACGCAGCCTCCTCATACCCTGCAAGCCGGAGATTTCTCCCCAGCATGCAGAGCGATATGAGTTCGAGTAGTGTTGACCCATGATGTTTCTTGATACGTATTGGAGTGATGTCCTCGCCGCAATAAGCGTCGACGCCACAGGACTCTCGAAAGAGCCCCCTATAAAAACACTTGGACACGTTAGGGATTAACCCAGCGCGTACAAGGGCCCGTATAGCACTCTCATAATACTCACAAGGAACAATTAAGTCATCACCGAAAACATAGATATCATCACAGATTACTCCATGCTGACATTCTATGCCTGAACGAACCAATGCCCAGAAGCATAGGCTCTCTACAGGAAACGTTGTTGCGTTCCCCATAGGGGCGTACTTCTTGAGCGCGTGTAAGCTACCATCAAACAGCTGCACGTGTGAAGCGCGACAACACTCAAAGAACCTCGCCGCATACCCAAAAAGGTAGCGGAAAAGCTCTAGTGAAATGCGATCGCTAGCATCTTTCAAGTCGATCGTAGCATAGCTACGACCGAGTGATCCATGCAATGCCTTCGCTTGGTTTTGGGCTTGATCATCGAACTTAATAGCTCGGGTGGTCAGCTTAGACTTCACGATAGCATCTTCGAGCAGACGTCTTAAGCCCTGCTGAATCCATACAGACTCACGGGGGTGAACGCTTATTAAGCGTGGCCCCCGCGAATCCTTTGGAACACAGGTTAAACGTGCAATGATTTTATCACTGCACTTGAGTTGTTCCGACCGTCTCAGACCTTCCTCGATTTGACTTGAAGTCGCTTCGAAGTAGTCGAAGTAGGAATAGAACTCCTCAATAGGGCTATAGACAGTATCAAAACGACTCTTCTCAGAGGGCCGATAGGACGGAAAAACCGCCCCAGGGCCATGAGCTGGTCGTATCGAACGCCAGTCAGTTCGCGAGATAACTCGCGAAACCAACTTGCGGGCTCCGGTGAACAAAGGACGGTTCCGATTAAGTGCGAAAGCACTGTCGAAAACGCCCAACAGTTCATCCGTTTCAACGAAGGAGGCCTGCGCCTCCTTTTGTTGTTGTTCGGTTGGTTCATATTCAGCTTTGTAGCCGAAAACAAGAACCTGCCGTAGGAGCCGAAGAGGTACTACTGATCCCTGTCCTCCTTCGAGGAACAGGAACGTATCCGAGAGAGGCTTAAGCCAATCAGGGAATTCCGGGAAAGATTCCCGGTCCTCTAGGTATCGAAGCAGTTCCTTATCTAGACGAGGACCCTCGTTGAGGATCCAAGACATGTCTAAGCTATGAGGGGCGCATAAGCGCTTTCCTAGCTTTTGAGACACGTCGGCTAGCAGACGATTGAATAAACGTATTACGTTGTTCATGGAGTCTTTGACTATGTCAGTTTCAGCTATACTTTGTACGGCTCTTCAGAAGGCCGCTGCTTATTGCAGCTTATTCGTGAAGATCTCGGTGCCCAGGGCTAAGCCCTGGTCAGGCGAGGTACTCTTCGCGAACATCAAACACAGATTCGTCAGATTCTTTTGAATCAACGTATCCGTGATCGAGGCATCCTGAGGAAACCGACCAGTCAACGTGAACGTTTGCGAGATAAGCTCGCCCGTCACGGAGTGTGGGACCTGCTCTTCCAAACGCACCGACGTCTGGTCCTCGACCTTTTTGGTCTTGGAGTTGACGATCTGCGTGTGCCGGATCGACAGGATGCGCGGCTGGCCTGCGCCAGCCGTACTATCGCGCCGTTCGCTGCCGTCCTTATCCGAATATCGGAGATCGAACGAGCGGCTATCAACGGGCGAGAAGCCCAGTGTATTGTCCATGGATGGTACCTTATTGGATTTATGTTAGTTTCTAACATCCAGTCCACTAAGCTCACTCAGAGGTTATTCCTCCTTGCAAACGAAGTATTCTGGAAACGACTCGCTACCAGTTGGTAGAGCAACGCACCCGTGAGGGCAAGTTGCTTATTTCCGAATCGACCCGAACTAGTGACGGAAACGCCACTATAATTAGGGATTGTGCGCTTGTATAACTCATAAGTTTTACTTGCCACTGTCGTGCCCTTGAAATCTCTGGGAAGGTGATAGTCGTAATCGTCTATCATGGACATAACAATAGTCCCCTTCTCAGTCACAAGGCCACCACTGATATTCTTTTCAGCCCCTGTAAAGAGGTTGTCGAGTTTACCAGTAATAGATCGGAGATCAAGAAACCAGTCAACGACGAAAGAGAACGGAATTCGTTCCCAAACGAAGCTAACCGGCCCCGTGGCCCCAAACCTACGCATCAGGTAATCGAGCTGCCCGAAGGCAGCCGTGTTGTACTTCGCATGAGTCACAGCTCGAAGAGATACCGTTCTAACGGTACCTCCAGAGGACGTGAAATGCGCAGGACTTCCAGTACCTGTTGCATCAATGTAAGCCGGAACAACCGAACCTTGAACTTTGGTTCGGATGATCCGCTCCTTTCCTCCTTGGGCGAGGTGCTTCTTCAAGTCAGACCGATAGGTCTTCATTGCAGATTGCACCTTTCCCATATCGGAGAGGAGAGGCGCTATTCCGAAGGACCACATAAGGTATCCGTTGGATACCAAACTGAGGGCCCGCGACACGCGAGTACTCTCGAGGGTCTTCTTTAAAGACCCAACAGACGATACCAACTGCGGAGCTTCTATGATGTTTAACAACGTATCAACGTCGTTGTCATCGTAGATCTTCGCCTTCGTATCATTCAACTGTTCGGGTAGCGTTTTCGGGTACATTATCGTAGCACTATCCAGAGACGGCAAAGCCGACTGGACGTTACCACGGAATGCAATCCAATAAGCATTAGGACCCACGTATTCTGCCCAATCGTCCACAGTGTGGACGGGGTCAGAGCGAAAGCCCCATGCTGCGTTGCCCCCGGCGTAAGCGTATTCACTCATTTTTATATGGGTGACAGGCTTCCAACCGCGGCCAACTGGATTATCTTCCATCGATTCGGACTCCACAGCGGTAGCAATAGGCACGCTAGTAATAGAGGTCCCGTTAGGGACTCCGTTATGATAGAATGCACAACTGCCTCCGGCTGATGTTGACGAAGCGATGGTTCTAGATCGTGTTCTCATAAGTAAAGAAGGGCGCGCACTG